TGCATTTGTTGAAGACATATTAGTCACTCCAAATCATGGTTCAGAATCCATCACCGGAACACGGGGATGGGCATAGGTTTATCAAGTTCACTGATGCCTTCACCTTCAATCTGACCAAGACGCCTGCCATTACTGTCTCGCCCCATCGTCTGCTCAGCCTGAACGCGAATTTTGTCCGCTTCATCCTGAGGAGCATGATGGTGCAACTCTGCCATGATGTCCTGATAAACTTCCTCAGGCAACTTGTAGAGCAACATTTCATTACAAGCGACGAATCCAGTGTGCTCACCGGCTTTAACTTTATAGTTCTCAAAGCCCGGAACCTCTTCAATCCTTACTGGTTCGTAACCCATGCGAATTCGCTTGTGGATAGGGTCGTACCCATTGGTCGTTGAAAGCCAACATACGTGAAATCCCGGAATATCCGGAGGTTTTGGAAGGGACTCTTGAATCCATTCCGAACTGAACATCCTACGACGTTCTTGCGCGCTCGCCAGTTTCTCAGTTGCTGAACCGCGTTCACTATCCTGCTGTGCGCGGGATTCACGGCCACCACCTGAAAGGTCTTTTTTCAATCGGTCATCTCTCATAATCTGTTACCCCTTGTTCACATTCATGCGGTCATATTCCGCGTATTTACGAATCATCTTGTTACGCTCGGTGATGTTGTCCCATCTACCGGCTTCCTTGATGGCGCGGACTCGCTCAGGTGACAACCGGAACTCGTTTCCACGAGCTGTCGATTGTGATTCACGGCCTGAACTTGTTACCACGGTGCGAGGTCTCCGATTTGACGACTGATTGTCGTTGCCGCTATTATAACGGTGCGGCAGGTATTTTGTCAATCTATTATCTAATTCTTCCCAGTACTCGGCAGTCTTCGGATCCCAGCCGTCGGCCACGAGTGCCTCGTCCACCTTAGTGGCGACTTGAGAGTCCATGTCCTTGCCGTTCGGGTCGTACCAATCGTTTCGAGCCATCCAGTCCGAAGCGTGACGCTTCAGGAGAGGGTCCGGAGCTTGAGGTACAGAATTACGGGAGGGTTCGGAGGCTACGGCACGCTTCTTGAGTGCTTCGAGTGCCTCCACTTGGCGGCGGGCTTCATACCACGCCTCTTGCGCCTCGACGACGGAAGTGCCGTCGGCCATCTCGGTGGCCTCTTTCACCTTCATCTTGGCGTACTGAAGTCGTAAATTACCGTCTTCGATCGCCTTGTCCAGTCGAGCAAGGTCCGAACCGGCCGTGCGCTTTTCCAGAACAGCAAGGCGTTCAGCCATGTGGTCATTCTGACGTTTCAGCGATGTGATCAGATGGTTCGACTCATTCGCCTTGGCCTTCTGAAGCTTCTTCTTGAGCTGTCGCTCTTCGCGACGAGCCAGTCGAATAGCTTCGCGCTCGGGATCGGCGTGAGGTATATTATCGGCGGGATTATCATCATCGTCGCCGTCATCCGCGTCAACGCGACCACCGGTCCGAAGACCTTCGTCGCCATTGTCGGCGGTATTCGGTGCTTCGCCATCGGGCAAAGACACCGTTGCGGACCCATCGGGTTCTTCCGCAAGTTGCAAATCGAGTTTATCATTAGGGGTCATAAGAAGGCTTTCACTTTCAAGGGGTCACACGTAACTTTCGCAATTACTTCGTGATCATTAAAAATACTAAAAAGGGCTTTTCCTTCGAGTCCGTCGATTGTGAAAGGTACTTCCCAACGGTCTCCGCCCCATTTTGGCATGCGAACATAGTCTCCGACGGAAATCCAGTTGCCCTCGGGCCATGGCTCCATCGTGTCGCGCTTCTTGAAAGCCAGTGGGCCAAGCATAATCACTTTCGCGACTTGCGTGTTCCACTTCTCTGTTTCCTTCGTTTCTTCTGGCAGTATTAAGCCTGATTTCGTCAGTTTCTCTGCAACGGCTCTCCATTGCACGAGAATACGTCCACCTACAGGCAAAGCACCGGGGTCAACTGCTGGAAATGCTTCCCGCAACGCGGCTTCATTCGAAGCTTCCGGTTGTGTGTCACTCATTATCATCTTCCTCATTTAAAAGGTCGTTTAAAATTACCAGAGCTTCTTCAAGCCCTTGGTGCTGGCCAACTAAGCGTTGGTAGGCCTCAAAAGTGACGGCATTGCCGTTCACCAATGACTGCGCGATCGCCGATTTGCGGACCTCAATAGCACCGATGAGGTCACTGACGTATCGCATTATTTCTTTTTAGCTTGCGCTAATGCACCACCACCACGCTTTGGTGCACTGGGCGTCTTCGCGGGTTCTTTTGCACCAAGCGAGGAACCGTCGAGCTTCGCGCCCATGGCCATTCGTTTGTGGTAAGGTACGTTGATGCCCATCTGTTCTTGATCACTAGTAGCCATGTTACACTCCTAAAGTTCGTTGTGCGCTCTCTTGCGCGGCCAATGCAGTTTGCTCCTGCTCGCTCTTCAGAACTGCCGCGTCTTGCGTCAATTCTGCAGTCTTGATCCGTTCTTCGGTCAAGTTGTCCGATGCGTTCAGCGCGATTTTGATCTGCTGTTCGCGGTTTTTGCTCAGTGCGTCGTTTTTCAGACGCTCTTCTTGCAACGCCAGTTCTTTCGCGTCGCGCTCTGCACGTCGTTTGGTCTCGGCCATCGATGTCTGGAGGATCACCTGATCCGATCCATCCATCTGTGGCTTCGGTTTAAGATTCTGCACAGTCTCCAAGATCTTTTGCATTGCGGGCATAACCTTCGCGAACGCCTCTTTCGCGTCCATCTGGGTATGCTGGGACGCCAGCGCGTACAGCTTGTCGATCTCTCCGGTGATTCCCGCAATGTCGTAATCCTTCACGGGACGGCCAAGCGATTCCTCGACGTAGCCGTTCATGTGGCCGAGATACCACAGCATCAAGTGTTGCTTAAAGTGCTCAAGGAAAGCGGGTAAGAACGCTGGCGCGATAATCGGATTGGACCCAAGCATCGGGTTCAGTGCGAAATCGAGGTGGCTCTGAATATGCGCCAGCTGGTTCTGATGTGGGTACGCAAACGCGGCGCGCCCAATCGACATCGCCGCATTCTCTTCTGCCGCATTGATCTCCATCGGCTCGGCCGTTGCGGGCATCAGCTCCTGCACGTTCGGTATCTTCATCTGCTTCAACGCACGCTGGACGACCGCCCGACGATCGAAAAGATCAGGGTACTTGTCCATGTAGGCCATCACCGCTTGGGTCTGGGCCATCCGCTGAGTCTCGGAGAATATGTGCGGATCGCTCACCGGTATCACGTCGGTGTTTCGATTGAAGTCTTCGCGTCGGATGTCCAGCTCTTGGACCACGTCGCCCATTCGCATTTCTTCCAAGTACCAGCGATTGATACGCTGAAGTACCTTCAGAACACGCGATTGAGAGTCGTGCAGTCGTGCGTGAATCGCTGAGAATACTTTCGAACCCTGCTCGATCAACGCCTGAGTAGTGCCAACTGGTGTGTTGGCATTCAACTCCGCGATCTTCTCCTCGGAGGTGGTCACCACACCCTTAGCGGCGTCCGTCAGGAAGCCCACGAGCTTGAAGAGCACTTCGCTCGGCGGGTTGAAAGGCATTGGCATCGCGATTTTGCGAATGTCGTCAACGCCCGGAGCACCTTCGATCTCGGTAATTTGTGTCACCTCGACGTTCTGCGACTGTCCAGAGATCTTTGCGCCCTTGATTTTGAGCATCGTGGCGGCGTTGTTAATGTGTGCTGTGTCCAGTAGAGCACGCAGACCACCGGTAATAGCGGCAGAAAGACCACCAATGAGATGAGGCAGTCCAATAGCGTACGCACCACGCCATGGGATGAACTTGAATTCGATGATATGATCGAGCTTCGCCATGGCTTCATCGCCTTGCTCCCAGTTCCGGTACATACCGACGACTTCCGTGTTGTTCTCGTCGATCATCAAAATGTAAGGGGCCAATTCGCCTTTTGAGTGCGAATCATCGTCTTCAGCGATAAACGCATAAATGTGGTACACACGACGCAGTCCATCGGTGTCGTCACTCCACTGTCTACCCTCGATCTTGTTATTCGCCTTCTCGGGAGACGTCGGCTCGGGTTCCATGCTAGCACGAGTGAACGTGACGTCGCGATACAGACCCGACGACATACGCGACTCGAATTCCTGCTGGGTGATGTCTTGCACCTCAGTCACACGTTGTGCAGTGTAGAAATTACCAGCGGAGAAAGGCAGTAGGATGTTATCAATCGGCACAAACTCCGCGCAAGGTCTCTTCTTGCGATCGTCGTACCAGAGCTTCATGAACTGCGAGCCGCCGAGTGGTAACTGCGTGAGCATCTGCTCCTGCTCGTCGCGGAATTCCTCGATCTGCTCGGTGAGTTGCCAATTCATGAAATCGCGTTTGCGCTCGGCCCGTTTCGTTTCCTCTTCGGTGACTTCGCCCAGTATGTTCGTGCGCACTGGACCATCCGGCGGGAACAGCTCCTTAATGGCACGCGACTCGAAATCGATACAGGCTTCAGCCATGACGGGGTGCACCACTTTGCTGGCACCTTGGAACTGCGCACCGCCGGGGGCGTCGTGCCCAAGGCCAGTGCGTTTGAGTCCCTCTTCGTACTGCTTGTCGCGGTCTTTGCGTGCCTCTTTGTCCTTCTCGATCAGACCGAGGTAGTGCATCGCGAGCTTGTCGAGCTTCCACGGGTCGAGATCGTCGGCCAAATTCGCGTAGAAGTCTTGGTCCTCGTTCGGCCCTTTGAATTCGTCCATGCGAACGATAGCCGAACCGTCCGGTTGCTCTTCCACTTCCGCGTACGGGTCCTCCATGTCGAGGTCGAACACCATGCCCGCCGTGTCCTCAGGACCTGCGGGTGCTTCCATCTGCGGTTGTGGGAATTCAGTTGCCATAGTCAGCCTTTAATATGCGATTTTAACACGACTAGCGGTTGCCGATAATTTCCCAGATCTTTGGGTCACCACGCAAGAACATTTCCACTTCGTCTTCGCCTCTCAATACACCACGCCCCAGCGCATTCTCAATCGACTGCATCGAGAAATCGCGTGATGCATCTTTCAATTCTTCGTACTTCTTCGGAGCCAGACCCCTCATCGCCCGAAGCTCAGGGCGTGCGGCCATGATCGATGGCTTCTCTTGTGCGGCGAGCAAATCGCGCATCACGTCGGACGGCGAGAGCAAATCGTCCTCGTAATCCATGCGGAACGGGTTTTTGTAATTGCGGTATGTCTCTTCAAGTTGAAATAATTCGTCCGCGTTCGGCACTTTACTGCGCACAAAATTCAGCGCATCGCTTAACTTCATGCCTTTTTCAGCGGCTTGGGCCAGTAATGGGGCGATCATGCTCGGCGGCAAAGCTGTGGGAGCGGCCGCAGATTCTGCGACTTTGGCCACATTGCCAAGAGCACTTAAACCACCGAGATCGGGCAACATTCCGCGCATCGCCTGACCCGCCGCTGTCTGCAACACTTCGCGCCTCGACATCGGCGTTTCGCTGATCGATTTGAGTGTGGACTTTGCCGCGCCTTTGCCGGGATCAATGGTCACGGATTTCTCGGTAATGGCTGGCGCATTTTTGAACATATCTTTGTCCATCTTCGCGAGTGGGAAATCCGCCGCCTTGCCAAGGCCGAGAAATCCACGGCGTGCGAGGTCTGGCTTGTCACCGAGCTTGACGCCCTTTTGCATCATCTCCGCCGCCATCTGGTCCAGCGTCTTTTTCGCCGAGCCGCCTTTGTTAAACGGCTGTGCAGTGGGAATGAATCGTCCACCGTCGGCCATGTCGGGCGTGGAGAAATCGATCGCGCCGCCATTGGCGAATTTCCTCTTCTTAGGTGCGGCACTCATGAACTGCTGGGCCGACATCGGCGCTTCTTCGAAATCGCGACGGCGTGTCGCGGTCGTTGGACTGTATGGGTCGCTTCCTTGACGAACGTATGCGTCCATCATCGCCCTGAGCATTTGGTTGTTCATCGTCGGCTTATCAGGATGAACACCAAACACCCGAGGGTCCGGGTAATCGAGCTTGAACTTGATCTCTTCCCACGTCTGCGGATCGATCGTTGGCGGCCTTGGTGCACTGGCTGGTCCACGACGTCTGGCCAGCTCCTCATCGTGACCCTCATTCGTGCCCGTGGCTCCTAGTGCGGCGTACACTGGTATAGCGTTGCGCAATCCGGCGAACAACGTGAGAACATCGGCGGGTTGGAGTGACGCTTTGAGATCGTCAAGTATGTCGGCGTAATTATTGGGCATAAGGGTTGCCTCGGTTGGGTCGGTATTCGTCGTCCACGTAATCGTTGTCCGGTGGGATCGGATCGATCTGCAGGAACGACATATCTTTCAGCAATCGCAACGCTTGAGACAGCGTGTCGGTCAAATCGTCCCGATCTGCCTCGGGGAATGAGCAGACTTGGGACACTAGCGGCTCTGCCCAGTCGCGTGGCTGGCCCCGGTGGACAAGCGACTCGGGAATGTAGACGCGGCCGTGTGCGATGATGTTTGCCACCAAATGCAAACGCTGTACTTTGTCAGCGCGGCCCGGGTTGTAGGCGCGGCAAGGCACACCAGCACGTTGCAAGTCCTGCAAAATGCTAATGCCCGAGGCTTTGTCCTCCACGAGCACGAGGTCCACCTTTTTGCCGGGTTCGCCGTAGATGGAGCCGTACTCGTCGATGATCTTGGGCCGCAGGTCTGGGTACGCGAGGAAGTCCTCCCAGCAGTCGATGAGCATCGCGCAAAGCCCGGTGTCCTCATTCGGCCGAAAGATGCCCCACACTGAGCACGCAGTCGGATCGTTTTGCGTCTTTTCCGTGTACGCGCAGTCGTAAGACTGGAGCACGTAAATGAACTCGGGCAATGGCTTGTTCGCGTCCCACAGCTTGAACCACTCGCGCTTGACGATGCCGTAGTCTTCGGGGTCGATGACCTCCGCGTACAGCTCTTGCCGCCCAATGCGTGTGCCCTCGTACTGCGACACGATTTCATCACGAAACGTGGGTGCGAGGTTATTAAAATTCTCGTGTGTCGTGCCCGTGGTTACGTACACGCGGTCCTCGTTAATCAAGCGACGGACGATCGGGATGGGCTTGGGCGTCGTGGTGATGCAAACGCGGGGCTTTTGCCCAAGTCGTAGGCCGAACATCAAGTTGGACCACATATCCTCCGCGTTGCGGAATTTCGCCAGTTCGTCCACCCACGCCAAATCGTGCTGTGGTCCCCGCAGTGTCTCGGGGTCGTTGTCCGAATAGATCGTGGCGATCGCACCGTTGGGCCACTCCAGTCGCCGCTTCGATGGGACGAACACTGGTTTGCACTTGGGATGCGAGATGGCCAAAATGCCGGACTCGCCTTCCACCATAACGTCGCGTGCGTCACCCGCGTCTTCGGCGATCAGTGCAATACGGCCCGCCAGTCCGTTTTCGGCGTGGTAGCGCACGAATTCGGCACCACACCGGGTCTTTCCCCAGCCACGTCCGGCGAGGATCATCCAGATGGTCCAGTCGTCCCCGGGTGGAATAAGCTGGTTGGGCCGTGCCCACGTTTGCCAGTCGTAAAAGAGTTCGAGTGCTTCGCGGTCCGACAGTTCGTCCACGAACTCGTGCCAGTTCGCCGAGTCGACAATCGTCGACTTTTTACTCCGCCTTTGAGCGCGAGTTAAGACGTTGGGCAAGGCGATCACGGAGACCCTCAATGTTGATGTTCGAGTCCAGCTGGCCCGACACGTTCATGTTGACGTCTTTCGAGCGGAATTTCGCGTCGTACCCCATGAGCGTGAACTGGAGCAGTGAATCACTGAACTTTTTCACAGTGTCGCCCGTTTTGACGCCCTGATGCACGATCGGCTCGTCGTGTCCCACGACAGAGCGACGGTACGCTTCGGCACGCATCGTATCGACCATTTCTTCCTGAATGCTGTCCATGATGCCGTCGAACAGCTTGTGGTCACCGCGCCAGCCGATCAGCGTTTGCCGATGGATGCCCGCCGTGTTGTACGCATGGCGCAGTGAGAAACGCGATTCGGGTGGACCATCACGGAATTCGGCGATAATCTGTAGCATTTTGTATGCCTTTGTCTCCTCGAGCAATGCAAGCTCGTCCGTTGCCGTGATGCTTGGGTCGTTGCATGTGGGAGAGTGGGACATAAGGCACGAGGGGCTGGGCGGGTGTCGCACGCGGTCACGCACCACAGCGTCCAGCAGTGTTTGCACAGAAATCCCAGCACGACGCTCGTATTCGGCAATCGTCTCAGGTCCGATGTCTTTTAGCAGTTTGCGTTCGTCAGGTAAGGCCATGGAGCGAATTAAACCACAAATGCCACACAGCACACAATACCCGGCTTTGTCTGCCGGATCGTTATAGCGAATCGCCGGAGCATAACTCCGAGTTATAACGCTTTTATGCGCGTACACGAGAAGCCCTAAGAGAGGCCCTGAGTGGTGGTGGAGGAATATTCGACGTCTGGAAATCCCCTCGTGTTCCATAATGATGGAACGGCGATGGAACGCACTACTGTCTCACAAGCCCCGTCCGACGCGGGTTTCGAGACACACAGCCCGTGTACCACCGTTCCATCATATACCCATATATATCAAACCATGCCGTTGACAGGGCAGTACCCCCGCGTGCGCATGTAACAATGGAACACCGGGTCTTTTTTCGAATGGGAGGAGCGTTCCATTGTGCGTTCCATCTTAATGGAACGGTGGAACGTTGCTTTTCTTGTTCCACCAGCGTCGAGGGGCACGACGCGAGTACAGCGCATTGCACGCTGTGAACGAATTAAACCACGAATTCGCGTAGTGCCACAAGTACGTCCTCGGTGCTACAGGCTTTTTTGTCGAGTCGCACGCTGTACGAACGCCATTCGGCTTGGGTCCAGTCGCTGGTGGCCAGCTCCGCCGCGTTGAACACGAAGACTTCGTCGCCGACTTGGACCACGAGCCACGTGTTGCCGCCGTACGTTTTGTGCCGAATCGCCCAGTAGCGTTGGCCGTTGGTCCAGTGCGGGAGCTTGACGGTGGTGGTGGCCTTGACGGGAAAGGCGTCGAGGCATTTCAGTTCGATCCAGCCCGACAGCGGGCGGTCGTCGGTGGCAGGTGTGGCTCGGACGCTGAAGTACAGGTCCGGGGTGTCTTTTTTTACCCGGTTCTCGACACGCTCCAGCAGTGCCCGGTGGCCGATTTTGCGGACCAGCCAGTCGTAGAGCTTCTGTTCAGGTAGTCGCACGGGACCTCCGCAATTCGTTCCGATACCTCTCCGAGGCCTTCCTTGGGGTCTTCCTTGCGCTGGAGGATATAGTACCGGTATGGTAATAGCTTGGCATATCTCAAGAGTCTCCGGAGGGCTTCCGTGCACCCCTTGCTCGGATGGCGTGAGCGGCTTCAATCGATGGTTTAAACGGCCACGGTGGTGTCTTTTCGCACACCTTTGCACACGCTTCACGCTCGGCCATGGCTACTAGCTCAGCAAAGGCTTCAACAACAGGGTCATGCCAATTGGAATCGAAGTTCGGATTGTTACTGGCTACTTTCCACATATGTTCGATTTCACTTTTAGTCATGCGGCCCCCTTCGCACGGAGCGCATTGGCCAGACGCATGGCGGCCACCCCGGGGTTCGGGGCACCAGTGAAGATCACCGGATCGACGCCGTATTTCGCGCACAGTCCGAGCCGCGCTTCGCGGGTCTTGTGGATGGCGAGGAGCTGGGCTACGGAGTCCGGGGTCCGAGTGGGCTTCGGAGGGGTCGCCGGGGCCTTCCGTGGGGTCTCCGTGACGCTTGCCGCCCGGGGTTGGGGTGTAAGTACCGGGGCGGGTCTCGCGGCGACGGGAAGCCTTCCGGTGGCCCGGCCGCCGACGATCGTCACGCCCGATTCGGTGGTGTAGCTCGTGCCACGGGTACGGGCGTACTCGCCCTTTGCCCAGTAGGGCACGTAGTCGGGGTCCCCACTGGGACGGGGGGAGTGTTCGGTCAGGGGTGCAAAGTCCATAGTTCGGCTCCTTTTTACTGGTTTACGGCTTCGGTGATCTCTTCCAGCGCGGACTCGACGTCGTCGATCGCGGATTCGAACGTGCTATTGGCCGAATCGAACGCTTGGGCGATCTCCTCGATGCGCTGGCCGTTGTCGGACGCTTGGAGGCCTTCGGGCATGTTGTCGAAGCACTCTTGCTCTTCGTTCGCGAGGTCTTGCAGGTTCTGCAGAGCGAAACGCAGGGCTTCGATCGCGGTTTGGGCGGCGAGTACTTCGGCTTCTACTTTGGCGCGGCGTTGCTTGTTCATGGTGTTGTCCTCTATCTGTTGGTTAAAAAAGACGTATTATAACACAGGTGCGATACCTTTGTCAATACCCCAGCTTGCGCTGGGTGAACTGGACCCAGCAACGGGCACACAGCCACCGGCCGGGGCGGGTTTCGACGCCGCCGCCAGCCAGTCGCTCAGCTTTGCATTTCGCACAGGTGTGCGTCACGCCATACGCTCCAAATCGAGCGGCAAGCCGTCGAGCTTGGCGTCGTCCATGAGCCGCTGGCGGATTTTGGCCAGCTGGATGCGCACGTCGCGCTGGCGGGCCGGGGTGAGATCGGCCAAGTCCGCCGTTTTGCCGTAGAAGGCGGCGTCGATCCAGTCCACCGCGATCAGGTGGGCGATGGTCTTTGGGGTCATCTTTGCGTATTGCATGGTTCATCCTCTCAAGTTGTCGTCGATCCAGCGGTCCAAGGCGCGGAAAGCGAGCCAGCGATCGATGTGCTGACCCTCTTTCACCGGATCGAACCACGCGTCCACCTTGCCGCCGTCGATTTCGGCGCGGAAGGCGATGCGCTGGCCGTCCAGTAGCATTTCACCCGTGAGGGTGGCCGAGTGCAAGCGCACCCGGACTTCTTTTTTGGTATCAGGCATTTGCGGCTTCCTTCATGGCGCGGCGGATCATGTTACCGAGGTTCATGCGTTGCATGCCGGGGTTCAGGTGGGCGAAGCGGTCTTTAAGACTCACGATCGCGATACCAGTGGCGGCGGCCGCATCTTTGTAAGTCGTCTCGAGCGGCTGGCCACGGAGCATGACAGCGATCGCGTCGCCCTTGTCGATCGAGCGGATTTTGGTGCCGTCTTTGCGCACGGCCGTGTAAGCCTCGTACTGGGGCAAGTAGAGCGGATCGACTTTGCCGTTTTTACGCTCGTTAATGTCCATCTTGACGCGAGCGGAGGTGCGGGCCTTTTCGATCACGAGTTCGGCGGTCACGGGCGTGGCCTTGGTGATCTCGGTGTGGCCAGTCAATTCGCCGTTGCGCACGTTGATGATCTTTTGCTGGCCGATTGCGCGGATCTTGGTCCAGCCGCCGTTCACGGAGACGATTTCGACTTGAGTCTTAGTAGCTGTGCGTGTTGCGATTTTCATGGTGTGTGTCCTCTATAAGATTATCGGGTTGTGGGTTCTGTATCTTTTTATCGATCCAGAAACTGAATTATAACACGGGTGCAATGGGTTTGTCAAGTACCCCCCTGAAATGACCCTACTGCGAATAGGGTCATTCGGCCTTTCCCGAGGGATCGAGTAGGGTATCGACGTACTCTTGCACCCCGTCGGTCCATTCGACGCGGGACCAGTAGACCACGTAGCCTTTGCCCATCTGGTCCACCGTGGCCCCCTCTTTTGGCAGTCCTTCCATGTCGGACCCCTCGTCCACGACGCACGCGACGCAGTCCTGCCCGTACATGAAGCGGCCCGAGTAGGCGAAAGGGATCAGGTCCCGATTAACGATCGCGTCGATCAGGTTCATGGTAGCGTTTTGAATCATCATACATAGGCTCCTTTTCTCTTCAGTAGCATTTGGCGGTCGCGGATGGCGTCGATTTCGCACCACAGCTTCCGGGCGTATTCGGGGTCAGTCGTCTCGCCCACGGCGAGCATCGCGTCGTAGCAGTCGCGCAGAGCGTTGTCGCACATATGGGCGTCGTACTCCGCGAACTTGCGACGGAAGACCGCCGCGAGGTCAGTGTAGGAGATCGTCCGGTTCATTACTTCACCTCCGCGCCAGCGGACATTGTGCCGTCCATGATATCGAACAGGATCGATTTCGCCCGGTTCAGGTACTGGCGTGCGGTCTCGGTCTGCCCCATGGCCATCAGCTCTTGCGCGTCGGACATTAGGCCCGCGACGACCATGTTGCCGCCGGTGAAGCGGTAGGTAATTGAACGACGGACGGATTCTTTGTACTCGGTGATGTTGCACCCGTACACGGTCTGCTCTGCGCTGGGGTAGGATGTGGTTTGCATTGTGTTGTCCTCTATGTGTTGTTAAAAAGGTTATATTATAACACAGGTGGGACAATCTTGTCAAGTATATTCACCAGTTCGCCCGTGCTACCGTTGCAGAAACGCAGATCGGTGGCCTTTCGGTATTTGTCCTGCACGGCGTGCGAAATGAACTTGGTCATCAATATCGTATGTGCTCGGACGAGCTTGGGCTTATGCACAGCGTCTTCGGCCGTGTAGAAGGTCAGGTCCAGCCGATCGCCGACTGCCGAGACAATTTGGTACGCCTGTGCCGGTAGTAGTCCGATCACCAGCACGCCGGGTTTTGCCACGCCGGTGGGGTGAGGGATCGGCTGGGGGTTATGCTTCGGACGATGTTCGGTGAGAGAGATACCGGGCTGGAATTGCCGGGCGGGGAGATCCGCTACCTTCGCCGCAACCCGAGCCGCCACGGACTCGGCGACGACGTCCAGTAGTAGCTCGAGTATATCCGCGAGCCTCGTCTTGGGGTCTTCCTTACGCTCGGGCGCGGGGTTCGGGGCTAGTATAGGGGCGGGGGCTTCGACGGCCTTCTCGGGCGTTCTTCTCGACGCTTGTAACGCACGTTGCTGGGCGATATCGATGCGGTCTTTGTAGTTGAACACGCGCTGATCGGTGATCTTCACCCAGCGGCTGGAATTGAGCACGGACTGCGCTTCCCGCAATGCCTGTTTGCGTGTGGTATTCGGGTACTGGCGAAAGACTTGCTCCATGCGAGCGAAGACTGCGCCTTTTTCGATGTGTGACCAGACTATTCGAGCCATATGTATTTCCTCTATGTGTTTAAAAAGCGGGGGCCGAAGCCCCCTAAAGTCTCATGGCACTGCGGGACCGTGAAGTCCCCCACCATTATACCAGAGCCAACGCCTGTGTCAATGCGTCGCGTTTCAGTCGCGCACCAGCACCGAACCACGCGGATTGCAAGCGGGTGTCGCGGGACGCGGCCTTACGCTCGTGATCGGCGAAGCGGGTAACGGCGTTCAGCAGTCCCCACGCGGTGCCCTGTGCGGTCTTGGCTCGCTGGCCCACGCCGTCGAGGTAAATCTTCGTCACCAGCTCGATCATCGGACGCTTAGCTTCGACGTCGATCGACTCGGCTTCGTCGCCGTAGAACACGTCGAGGAAGTAGCGAGCCGCCTCCTCTTTCGACACCTTGCGCTTGGACAGTGTGGTAGCGTTCGTCTTGAACTGGCTCCAAGTGTCCGCGCACAGTCCCAACTCAGCCTTGAACTTGTCGGCGTTGAACTGGGTGCTGTGCGGCACGCGGATTTGGCCAGTCTTGTTCGCCACGGCAAGCGACAGTGTGTTATTGCACACCACACGGGTGGTCGTGAACTGCGCGGTGTTCGACATCGAACCGTCGCAAGACGTCGCCAAGAGTAGGTAAGGTAGGACCACGTCACCGCCGCCTACGTCGAACGAATCTTCGGCCTTGGCCAACGCCCAGTAGGTGGAGCCGTTGCGAAGGACCCCGGCGGTCTCCATCTTGAAGTCGCCGCCTTCGGTCAGGTCGCGGAAGAACTCCATCACGGCGCGGGGCTGGGTGATGTGGTAATTGCTCGACATGACGGACAAGGGCGCACCAGTGTCGGAGCGGTACAGTGCCCAGCGTGCGGGTACGGTCTGCATACGGACCGGATTGTCCTCCTCGTCGCGCACTTCGTAGGCGATCGCGCCCTTTTTGACCTCCCAGTCCAGACCCGCTTCGCGAGTCCAAACGTCGAGGGGAGCGTCCGGGGTGAGCTTTTGTCCGAGGCCGTGCCAAGGGGTCTCGCCCGCGTATGCCATTGATGCTTTACCTGCCGCATTGAAGTTAAGTTCGTGTGCCATGATCTGAATGTCCTCTATGTGTTGATGAAGAATGAATTATAACACAGGTGCAATAACCTGTCAAGTATCGTCTAATCGCCCAGTACTTCCCATGTGTCGCCTTGGTGACCACACTCTTCGCACTGGTACCCGTATTTCGCCCAAAAGATGTCGTGCCGGGGGTCAGTCTTTGACTGCAGACACTTAGTGGCCATCCCTGCGTTGCAGATGGGGCAAGTGTTCGCACCCTCGTCCTCTTCCAGCTCGATATCGTCGTCACGCATAGTGTACTCCTATCACTAACGCCACAAGCAGTGCGGCACTGACGGCCCAAAGGACCGCATCCCAAAAGACCTCAGCCGCCGGACGGTGAGTCGGATCGAGGAGGGCCGATTGCAGATTCTCCATGTCGGCACTTGGCTCCCACGTCTGCTTCGGCTCGTACATGCACCCGATCTGAATGCCGGACTTCGTGGTGTAGGGGGTTACCTTCATTTTACGATCTCCATTTGGCGGATGTTCATTACCTCGACTTCGCCGGTGTTCTCGGCGATCCACTCGGCCGAGAGCTTCGCACGGACGGCATCCATGTCGAGCTGAGGACGCTTGGTGAACTTGATCTCGATCTGGTGCTGGTCGCCACGGTAGATCGCGTCGCCACCGGCGCGGAAGATCTCTTTAAGGTGCTTCTCGCGAGCAGTCAACGCCTTGAGCTGGTCACGCACGCTGGCGAGTTCGTCCACCATGTCAGTGGTGATTGCGACGGGTTTAGTAGTAGTCTTTGCCATGATTGTGTGTCCTCTATAGTGTCTATCGGTTGAGTGGTTACTGGATCGTCTTATCAACCCAGAATCTGTATTATAACACAGGTGGGGTAGCCTTGTCAATACCCCCCTTTGGTATTCGTGTCGCCACGATGGTCGCGTACCCTGCGATATCCACCCACGAGTCGAGGTGATTAGGGTCGCCATTTAAAATGCGGGAGGCCTTGCACGCGATCATGTCGAGCGATTCGCGCTGGTGGTACTCCAGCCGCTCCCAGCCCGGGCACTCGCGAAAGAGGTCCTTCAGCGTCTGTGCGATCTCGGCTTGGACCGTGTAATCGCCGTACGACTCGCCGCGCTCCGCGACCACCCCGTCTATATCAAGCGATGACTGCGGCATGAGCCAGTCCTCCTTTTTTGTATCGGTTCTTATAAGCACCCTGTGGGGCCTCTTTCACCAGACGCTCAACGATCTCTGCAGGGTCGTACCCCTTGAGCATCCCACGAATGAGGGCCTCGGTCGTGGCTTGTCGTCCGAGTGTCGTAGGGCCGAAAGCGCCCGCTAGGTCTTGTGGGTTCGCTAGGACTTGCGGCTCGGCGAGATTCTTGAGCAAAACGTCCTCGTAGGGGCGCACTTGGCTTACTCTCAAAGGTGACGCCGTACCAGTCCCGGGACCGTAGGCTCCGGCCATCTGCGCTTCACGTGTCATCAGTGTGCCAATGGTCTCATCAGGTGTCATCTTCAAGAAATTCGGCGTGCGCAAATCTAGCGCCGCGTCCATCAGTTCGTCAGTCTTCTTATTGGTTACTAAGTTCGGACCACCGAATAGCTTCTTTAGGTAGTAATCTTCCTTGTGACTGGCCTGAACTGGCATCGAGAAAAGCTGGCCGGACATCCCGGGCGAATACGCCACCTCTTCGACTGGGGCGATGTATCCAAGGTTGCCGTGTCCGAGCGAATGCGACGATACGTTACCGAGTCGTCGGACTTGGTTCACATCGGTCAGGTGCGACGCGAAGTTCCCGTGCCCTTGTGCACGCATCATGTCGTACGCGAGCGCGTACAGCTCTTTGCCTTTTGCAGGAAGGCTCTTCCACCACGCGGAATCGGGGTCCTTCAAGCCGTACGTTCCGGGCTTTACGTCCATCGCGTAGAGGTCGGTCATCGTTGGGTGTGGCATATCCATACCGTATTGTGCCCGCGCCGCGTTGAACTTAGGATCACGCATCGCCGCTTCTGCCATGTAACGCTCCAGCTCAAAACCCATCGGAGTCTTGTCTTTGTCGAGCCTAGAGGGTGACCACGAAATGTTCGGATGTATACCTCGTGCGTGCGCCTCGTCTATACTCTTCGGTGCTTTGCTCTCGGGGTCAAGCCGGATTTTGCCGGTGGAGGGCATATACCCACGCTGTACCGCACCCTCATTCGTCGAGGACATTGTGCCACGAATCGGCTCGCCACTGGCGGTCTTGCCAAAGATCCCGGCTTGATTGTACTGCTCAAGCACTTCGCTCGGGAGCATGCCAGCTTGTGCTTGCCGCATACCCAGCGGAATGCGCTGTGCGCCCGGGAGAGCGGCAATGGCGCGGTGGCCCTTGCCTACTCCGCCCATTAGGTCAGCGAACGACAGATTCTTCACTGGTGGCATAGTATACCTCGTTGCTGATCTTCAGCGTTTGCAGGTGGATGTCGATCGTGTGTTGCATCGGCTTCGAGTATCCCCCTGCTAGATTCCAGACTAATGGGACCCCGGCTTCGCGTGCGGCGGTGAAGATGCCACGATCGCGGGCCGCGAGACCCTCGACAGACAGGTATCCGACTCCGTAGGGATCTTGGTCCCAAGCGTCAGCACCGGCCTGATACAGTATTATACCCGCCTTCGAGTTCCGAATCAATCCCTTAGCAAACGACTGCCACATCGCGGCGTTCCACTCGGACTGAATAGGGCGTCCTATATCGGGGCGGGTGACGTGCGTGACGCGACCCCGGACCATCAGGTGGTCCAGTACGTCCTCGGTCCCGTCGCCGTAGTGTCCATCCCCGTCGATAATCAGCACATTCGTCGCGCCGTTGCGCAGTGCCTTCATCGCGGTGATCATCAGCCCGTTGAACGTGCAGAACCCGTAGCCGTCCTCGAAGTGAGCGTGGTGGAAGCCCTGAGTCGCGGAGCACGCCACGGCACCGCGCACGCCGCCTTGCTGGAGCACATGCTTGGCCGCCGCCCAGTGGCCAGCGTTCGAGTAGAGGAGCGAGTTCGTGATCTCGGGATCGATCGTGTTGAAGCCGTTCGGGGCGACATTCTTCAGGATGCCACGGACGTACTCGCGGTGGTGCGCCTCCTCGAAGTCTACCGCCGTGTACGGCTCGAAGTTCGATCGCACGTCGCCCTCCAACTGATGTATGAACTCGGGGATCTTCCTTACCGAGATAAAGTCGTAGGAGACCTCTTGGGCCGGGTGGTAGAATACGGGGGTGCTAGTCGTCATGGTGGTGTCCTCTATGGTTTATTGGTCGAGGATCCATTATACCACACGTGGGACAGATTGTCAAGTCCCTTCTTTTCGTCCTCAAGCGATTCGGGCATTTCGGCCCTTTCGCGTGTAGTGAAGCGAAATTCACAGTGGTTGCAAGTCCGGCGACGGCGAGTGACGCCATTCGCGTTTTGATATGTGGTAGTGACTCGGGTCTCCTCGCCGCACTTAATACAATTCATAACCATCCCCCTGTAATTCCTATATCGTTGCACACGCGGCGAACCGATTCGCGCACGTTCAATGCTGGGTGCAAACGCTCGGCCTCGTTCACCATGTCGGACAGGATCGCACGAAGGCCATCGAGCACTTGCTTGGCGTGCGCCCCGACTCCGTTGTCCTGCAGGAAAAAGATCGCCTCGATCTGGTCCGCGAGCTTGACTATGGTTTCTATATCTGTCCCTTTTACCTGACGGTAAGCCGCCATTGTATCGCTGTCAACTCGGTCTTCAGCCTTTTCCACGATACCCTTACCCCCTACCGCTTCTAGGTCACGCTTGAACGGTGTTGGCATATCTCCGGTACGCACCTCGATTACGTCGTGCGCGAGTGCCCACTGCAGGAGCTTGAGCCTGCCCGAATCGTGCAACAAGCCCTTCCACCGCATGGCCGCCGCAAGGGATCCCGCGATCACCGCGACTGCGAAAGAATGCTCAGCCAACGTCTGCTCCCGCGACGTCTGCACTATGTGCCACCGCTTGACGTGGCAAGCGCGAAGTTGTTCATATACTGTTAAACTCATGTGTTTTTCTCCTTTAGTTCGGCTTCAACTGCTCGGTAAATATCTTTGGTACTGTAGGTTCCCATAAGCCGGATTTTGACCGCCCTGTGTAAAGCATCAAGCTCTTCATCCGTCAGCCCTACCCATGTGCGCTTCGACATTGCGTCCACTGCTTTGTTAACAGTGGTCTGTGTCTGATACATCATGCCATCAATAAATCCGCGCTCGTAGTCCGGGCCTTGGTCAAGCCTAGGTTTATCCACCGTTTTTCTCCTTAATGTCGTAGAACCAGTCGTCCCCGGCACTCCATTTGCGTGTGCCGTCGACGGTCCACATACGTTGTGCCGCTTGAAAGTCGGGGAATTTAGTCTCGGCGGGAATTAGGCTCTGATCGTACCACAGGCACCGATTATTCGGCTGGCAAGCGAATTGGCCGTTATCCAGCGCAATGAAGTTGAAGCTCTTGTGCTCTTCGGCTTGCTCGGTGAATCCCGTATCTATATCCATGCCGTCAGCACAGAAGTCCACGGTGAATAGGTATCGGCCGAAATGCCATTCCCGGTCTTTGCCGAGGAACTTCACACCTAGGTTACGCAAGCCGATCTTCTCGACGATCGTGAACCGGTAGCCCATGCAGTCCCACAGTTGCAGGACGTCGATCGGCAGATTGCCGGTGTAGTCCGATTGCCAAACGTAGGCGTGGATGGGAAGCTTGTCGTACAGTGCGCCGTAATTGGGCAAGAGCGACTCGATCCGGAACACTTGACCCCGGAGGGCCTTAATGCTGACCCAAATCGCGGGTTCCAGTTCTCCATGGCCTTTGTGGTCGTTATACAGGAACTCGCGCCGCACAAAGCACTTCATGGGCGGAAGAGATGCAACGATGTAACTCATGACTTCACCGCCTGCAGACGCCTGATTTGGTCAGCGATCTGATCGCCTGAAAGCTCGTCGAAGAGCTGGAATTCGTACTTACGAGCGATCCGCTCCAGTGCTCCGTTCCAGATCTTTTTTACCGCTTCGCGGTTGTCGTCGTCCTCAGACCCCAGCACGTGGCCGAAGGTCTCGTTATACCAGTTGTTGAATTCATCATTTCGGTTCGACATGGCGCATGATCCTCGTGTTGACGTCCACTTCCCATTCGCGTCCCTCGTTGATATCCATCTTGTCCTCTACCGCCTTGTGTACGTCTATACCGTTTTTATGCGCAACGTCCAGCAGTAGGATCATAATGTCACCCATTTCGAGAGCGGCTTTTGGGTTACGAGCGTACTCGCCCACCTCCTCGTAGAGCTTGAGTAGGATGTCCGCAGTGGTACGCGCCGGAAAACGCGAGTCTGCCCACTTGGTAATTCTATCCTGAAGTTGTCGGATATCTGCTCCACCACGCTTCTTATACGCGTTGACGGCACGGACCGCAAGGTCGGCATTTTTATCGCAATTGGCCATAACGCCACGCAAGTGGTGACGCACCTCGAAAGACGCGACGGTTGCGCCGTGCGCATCGACGACTTCTGCCGCCCGTTCGGGGTGAATCGCCCAAGGGGTCTCATTAACTTCATCCGTGTGTACTGTTGATTCTACCTGTAGCATATGCTCTCCAAAGTTCAAGAATTCGTGCCATCCGTGCCTCGGGACCGTATTGTGGCATCGAGTACACATCCTTATAAGCGGGTCCAAGTCCAATCCAGCGCACCACTGTGTCTTTACTGCGCTCAATCGACTCCACGATATCCCGCACCTCGTCCTCGGACCTGCAATAATTAACGAAGTTCAGGAAGATCTCCCGAGCACCATTGTACTCGATCGCCTCTTCGATCTGCTTGCGGCTAAACGTGAAAATGCGACGCGGGAGCTTGGTCACCGTAGTCAGCTCGGTCTTCTGTCCGATCTCCTCAAACGTGATTTCCAGCTGGTCACCGTAGCAAGGTCCAGAGTAGCCGACTTGTGTCCCGTGGGTGTCGAATCGATTGGCCACGCGGATCGGATAAGTGCGGCATGTGCCGATCACGTTCATCATCAGATCGCCGAACACCTCGGGGAGCAGGTCGTGCGGAATGCCGCAATCGGCGAGGATTTGCCATAGGCTCACATCACGCGAAGTGGTGTAGGGGTAAAAGCCGTGGTACATCGACAACCCGTAGCCCTGTGCGCCTTCCACCAGCACACTCTTGGCGTCACGCAGTGCGGCGCGGTAAGTGGCCACTGTGACTACGTATTTTGCAAGCTCCTCGCAGTCGGCGGCGATGTTTAGATCGTCCGGATTGCGTCGGATGCGTTGAATCATCGCGGCACCCACACCCTTTTTGGTCGAGCCGATCTTGGTCATCGGTCCCGCTTCTTCCTCAATGTGACGCTCGGTCACTACAGCGGCGTGTGGGTGAATCAGAATCTCTACCTTTCCGAGCAAGTCCGAGCACGCGGCGATCTCTGCCAGCAGTTGCCGGGGGTTGATCAGCGAGCCGGGGCCGAGGAGCACTCGACGGAGCTTGGGCGACACTATGCCATTGGCAAGGTGCGTGTGAATGAACTTGCGTCCATCTTTGCTGATGTACGTGTGCCCCGCATTGGGTGCCCACGCGGTGATCACCGTATCGGGTGCTTCGTCCTCTGCGATCTTACCTACGATCAGCCCCTTGCCGGTGCTCCCGTATTGCAGATCGACTACGATTCTAATCTTTTCCATTACCTCTATCCTTTCGCTTCGTACCAGTCCTCGCCTATACCCCAGTCGCACGTGATTGGAACACGCAGATGAATGGGACATTCTACACCATCAAAGGTCGTGTAGATTCGTGCTACCTCTTTCGCTTTATCGAGTGAGTCATTATCGAGCGATATGCCCACCTCGTCGTGCACCGTCAGCAGTAGTCGCCCACAGCCTTCGGCGGTTAAATATTCGTGAAGCTCGATGAGCTTTTGCTTCATGCAGTCCGCGCTGGTGGCTTGATAGATCAGCCCTGACGCCTTGTGCACGAATTGACCGCCCGGGAACCGAAGCCGACGGCCCATCACTGAATGCACCGAGCCGCGCTCCTTGGCGATGTTACTTGCCTTTTGCGCGGTGTTGCGCATTCCGGGGTTCGCGGCGTGGTACTTCTCGAACAGTGCCATCGCCTCGGGTCCGGCCTTTAGGAACACGTTGCCGTTGGGTCCCACCTCCTCGGTGTAGGGTAGCCCGCACTCCTGCGCTAGCCGCCCGGACCCCATGTTGAACGCCAGCCCGAGGTTAATCGCTTTTGAAGACGGGCCACCAGCGTACTGGGCGTTTCGGGGAAT